AGAAGTTTATAAGCTTTATTACTAAAGATGAGGATTCCGATTTTGTTAAAAAGCTAAGAATGTTAGCAGAAGAAATGGAGATTGTTCAAACTGCTTTTGATGATATAGAAGAAGTTAAAAATCTAAATGATGCTTATGGCAAAACACTTGATCATTATGGTGCAAATGTCGGAGAATCAAGAAAAGGTAATGATGATACTTTATACAGGCTGTTAATTAGAATTAAAATAGCAGAGAACACCAGTGACGGCTCAATACCTCATATAATAGATGCTTTAAGTCTAGCAATAGATAGACCACCCGAGGACATTTATGTTCAGGAAGGGTGGTCTTTTGTTACAGAAGAGCAGCCTGCATCTATATTTCTTTCCTTCCCATCCGAAGTTTTTAGCGATTACAACATTACTTATGAAAGATTTATTAATTTATTTAATAATGTTGTAGGCGGTGGAATAAGCACTGATTTCTTCTTAATTGAAGAGGATGACATCAATATAGTTGCGACAATGCCCTATACTGAAATGTCTACTTTGCCGTATTGCGACACCGTAAAAACTGGAGAATGGACTGATCAGTTTACTGGTGAAATCTATTTAAGTAATGTGTATGAGAAATATTCTACTGAAAAACAGGAATATCCATTTTTAGCTGGGTTGTATTCCGGCAGTACAGAAATTGATTACCCGCAAGGTGTTATTGACAGTATGAAGGTGCAAGAAATTTACAGCACCGCTGATCAAGTATTACCCTTTACAGCTAATTTGATTTCTGGAGGATATGAAGAAAGCAACAGAGGTTATAGTTTTAAATCAATACTTAACTTTAATACCAGCTATGAAAAGTACACTAAAGATTATAATTACTGCAATACCTTTAGATGCGGGGAGGTGGCAATATGATCACAAGTGCAGGCCTCAATAAATTAGCACGAGAAACTGACAGTTTTATTAGTCACGGCACTTATACTGTCAATGGCCAGAAAAAAGAAACTGACATTTATAAAGTTAAAATAGATGGCAGCAAACTTAGAATCTTTCTCTATTTAAATGAAGCCGAGGGAGTTGGGGACCTAACCAATTTTGAGCTCATTGATGATGAAGGAAGTATTTTTGCTGATAAACCAGATCAGATAGAAAAAGGAGATTTAAAAGGTTTATTGATCGCTTTTGATTTTGATATCCAGGAGGTGTAAATAATAAATGATATATGATGAAAATTATACTCCACTCGAGTGGATAGATCATGTAGTGGATGCAGATGGTAATGTTATACAGCAGGGTACAGTTATAAGTAAAAAGAAAATGGAAAGAATTGAATCCGGTGTTCAAACAGCTTTAGGACCATCCGGGATACTTGCTTTCCAGACTCTGCAGTTTGTTCAGAAACTTAACCAGGAATTTGAGAAAATAAAAAAGCAAAAAATAATGCAGGGAGAAGTGACTGTCACTGCTGATAATTATACAGCTGTAGCTTTAGATGGTTTTGTGCAGTATGATGCACCTGATTATCAAGTAGTTACTGAGCTTGTATCTGGTGACCCTGGCTTTGTTGGTGACATAAAGGTTTATGACAAGACATCAAATGGATTTAAAGTTAGTTTTACCGGTAGTGAAGATGAAGCGACTATCAAATGGACTTTAATTAACTTTGATGTCAAATAAGGAGGTGCAGCAATAGATGATAATTAACGAATTGAATACTGGAGAAAAAGCTGACTATTCCCTAAATGGGAATTTTTTAGTTTTGAGTGTTTTAGATAAAAGCATTGGCCTTGATTTAGAGGTAATGCAGGATGATGAAAAGAAAACTGTCGATATTTGCACAAATAAAACAGGTAATCTGGTGGAAGGTATCGATAAATGGTATGTAGCAAACATAACTATTCCTGCAGCTGAATATGAAATGCAGGGCACTGGAGAAGTGGACGAAGATGGAAAAACAGTTTACGAAAAGGTCAAAAAACCTTTTAATGTAGACGAAGTAGTGCTCGATTTATGGGCTCTACCTAATTATATTCTTAAACAAAATCAAAAAGAGGAAGTGATTAATTAATGGAACCTTTTGTATTTAGTATAAAAGATAGTTACAGAGCAGCTGTTGAAGCTCAAACCGGAGGAAGAAACACAGTTCTATATGATGATCAGGGAAATCCTTCTGTTATGTATAGGCTGCCTAAGTTTAATTTAGATGATGTTGTAGACACCTGGCCAAACGAACCGCATCCAGCTTTCATTGTTAACGGTGTGGTTAAGGATGAAATTTTCATTTCAAAATATCAAAATATTATCAAGAACAGCCGGGCTTATTCAATCCCTAATCAGGACCCAGCAACATCAATTAATTTTGATACAGCGAGAGCTGCATCATTTGCTAAGGGAACTGGCTGGCATCTTATGACCAATGCAGAATGGGCTGCTATTGCACTCTGGTGCAGGAAAAATGGTTATGAGCCCAGAGGTAACAATGACTATGGTCAGGATATAAGTGCTCCGCATGAAAAAGGTGTAGAAACTTATGGTGGTGGAGACCCTTACAAAACATATAGGGTAGCAACCGGATCTGGACCTGCTTCATGGTCTCACGATGGAACTCTAGCAGGCATATTTGATTTAAATGGAAATGTTCATGAATGGGTCGATGGCTTAAAGCTAGTTGACGGTAAAATTTGGGTTCATGATGAAAATGATTTTCAGACTGGTAATGCTGCTGGAGATAATACAGGCTGGTTAGATCTCGGAGCTTATATGGATGTAGACGGCACTACATTACAGCTTGATAGTGTAATTGACAATGTAATGGACGAAGCAAGTAGCGAATATATCTCTCATATTTTTGAGAATATGACCGCTGATACTGGCTTTACAGTTCCTGAAAGACTAAAATATTTGGCTGTATTCCCGGAAGGCACAGGATATAACGGAGATTATATTTATGTTAGAAACTACGGTGAGCGTTTGCCGGTCCGTGGTGGCCGCTGGAACTACGGCTCGGCGGCAGGTGTCTTTCAGTTGGGCCTGTACGGCGAGCGTTCGAACTCGAACTTCTACATTGGCTTCCGCTCCGCTTTTGTTTCTCTATAAATCTGAACTCTAAAATCTGTTAGGGGTGGGCGATAGCCTTCCCCTACATTACTTGAAGGATGATAATTTGGAAAATCTAATAGTATATCAAAAGACTTATGACATGATCCAGTATGGTTACCAGGCATTAAAACAATTTCCTCGCAGCGAAAAGCATACTTTTGCTGCAGAGATAAAAGAGGCAATGATAAAGCTTTTAAAATTAATTATCATAACTAATAAAAAATATTATAAAAAAACTACATTAAGAGAAATGGATACTCAATTAGAATTGATAACTACTTATATAAGATTAGCCAAAGATTTAGAATTTCTTCCTTTTAAAAAGTATGGCATCTGGTCCGAAAAACTTGATGAAGTAGGTAAGTTGATCGGCGGCTGGATGAAAACAATAGAAAAGAAACAATAAAATTTTATAAATTTTCGGTAGTAGGCCGATGCGTTTGCCGATCCGTGGTGGCAACTGGAACAACGGCTCGACAGCCGGTGTCTTTCAGTTGAACCTGAACAACGAGCGTTCGAACTCGAACAACAACATTGGCTTCCGCTCCGCTCTATTTATATTTTTAGGCCAGAAGTTAGCAACCTACTGGGTTGTTATCCAGTGCCAGCAACATAAATAAAGGGGCCTACTTCCATCCTGAGAAACAAATTTGTCCCTCCAGGAAAAAATTTAAATTGTCAGTTAGGCAGCAAGTATTGAAATATAGAAAGTTGTCACGGCCGGCACCTTAAAACCTGCTCTAAATAAGAGCGGGTTTTTCTTTTCACCTGAATACAGAGAAAGTGGTGATAACATTCCAAAAAAATTTAGAAATTTATATCCAAAAATATACGATTTTGAGAATTTATATTTAGCTTATATAGAAGCAAGAAAGAAAAAAAGATTTAAAAATGAAGTTTTAAAGTTTACCAGGCAGTTAGAAAGCAATCTTATCCAGCTGCAGAATGAATTGATACACAAAACTTATGAACAGGGCAAATATCATCAGTTTTATGTATATGAACCAAAGCAAAGACTGGTTATGGCTCTTCCTTTTAGGGACCGGGTAGTTCAATGGGCTATTTACCGACAAGTATTTCCTATCTTCGACAATATATTTTATGAGCATAGCTGTGCTTGTAGAGTTGGAAAAGGCACTCATTATGCTGCAGATCAATTAAGACACTGGATGAGAAAGCTCGACAGACAACCAGGCGAAACTTATTTTCTGAAAGCTGATGTAGCAAAATACTTTTATAGAATAGATCATCGAGTTCTTTTTGAACTTATTAAAAGAAAGATAGATTGCAAAGATACACTAAGATTACTCTGGAGAATAATTAAAAGCGATGATGGTGAGTTTGGCATTCACCTGGGAGATCACCATTTTGAAGAAGGCAAAATTAAAGGAATTGGAATACCTATTGGCAATCTAGCCAGTCAGATGTTTGCTAATATTTATTTAGATTTTTTAGATAAATTTGTAAAACATACACTTAGGGCTAAACATTATATTAGATATATGGATGATTTTATTATTTTAGGAAAATCCAAAAATGAATTACATACTATCAGGCAGGAAATAGAAATATTTCTTGCTGATTATTTAAAATTAGAACTTAACAACAAAACAACTGTGGGGAATATAAATGAAGGAATAGATTTTTGTGGATATGTTACTTATCCTGCTTACAGAAAACTCAGGAAAAGTACTAAAAATAAAATGAAAAGTAGATTGAAATATTTACAGAGAAATTATTATGAAGGGGAGGTTGATATTAATGATATAAATGCCAGTGTTCAAAGTTATCAAGGGATTTTAAAGCATTGCAACAGTTATAATCTAAAGAGAAGAACGATCGGTAAACTAGACAAAGAAATACTTGATCAACTAGATTTAGACGAGGAGCTAGAATTAAAAAGTTGATGCAATATACAGAAAAGCAAATACTTTTGCCTTGTAGTGGGGCTTGGTTTGAGGTGAAAACACGTGAATGCAAAATGGAGACCATTTTTAGACGAAATAATTTATTACTGGAACAAATTTTTTGAGCATACAGTTATAAAAAGTTTTCTTGCGGTGGGGGGCACAT